CACAACTAAACTCAATGTTCGTTATAACTAGAATTCAATTTAAAACTCTTTTTTGAATTCTAGATGTCTGTTTGGGCTGAAGCTTGCTACAAAACTGATGCTTTGTTCGACTTGCTACCAATGCTCTCGCCAAGTGCGCTTCATCATCCTAGTGTGAACAAATTCTGCAATCTTAACTACAAATGGAACCCGACTGTTGCAGACCAGTTACATGAAGGCCCTCTTGTGGAATCGTTGCAGCGGGATCCGATGATGCTGCATAGGGTGGCCCCAGCTGCATTCTCACGCATGAAGTTCAACATAGACCCTTTTCTAGATTATCTTGCCGAAGGTGAAGTTCATTATGGGATCACTGCAGTGTATAAGATCATTTATGCAGCAGAGATGAATCTGGTAAGATGGAACAACGAATTAGACTGGGTTTGGCTAGAGAAATATGTTGGGAGAATGTTGAGATGCAACCAATACGCATCGTATCAGTCTCCTCCTGCAGCAACCGACCAAATCAAAGCCTGGTTTGTGGAATCTGAGTGGAAAACAAGAATGAAAAAGTATGAAAACATGGCACAAACTTTCAAACATCTACAATTTGTTTTTAATGAACCATCGCATAAGAAGGCTGAGAAGGATGCGGAAGCAACAAAGACTCTGCCACCTGAGCTGAATAAAAGAATTCTGTGGCTAGGTAAGGGCTGGCACTTGAGAAGGCTTGGCAGGCTAACCCTTCTAACTAATGATTACCTTGGAAAGTTGCATCATTACGTACTAACCAAGAAAGATTTGCGTAGGCTATCCCAGATGTGTAGTTCAATTGCAGACATGGAGCTATACTTTTCAAACTACGGGGACCCAGTTGCCAGTAAAAGAGTGTACCAGGGGTATCGAGATGTTTTGGCTGTTATCATTAAAGCTATGAGAAGTCCAGAAAGACCTAATGAGCTGGCTAGAGCTTGCGATGTCGCTTCGGCTTTGCTGCTATCCTATTATGCTGACGATATATGGGATCAATCAATTAAAGATCAAAAGGCAAAGATTTGGAAGGAGGACCTGCTACCTGTGCTAGATGTTATTCACCTAACCAGTTTGCTCAGGAAATTCCCACTAGCAGAATCAATCGAATTGTCAAAGGTATACAAGTTTCTGCCTTGCCCAGATTTTGACTTCACAACATTCTTCCATAAACAACGTGAAAAGCATGAAGCTACCAGGCCAGCATTTTATGCCAATGACTTGGGATTGACTATTGACGACTTCAAACTGTACCAAAAGCACCAGATGTTACTGATGTATTATCGCAGACATGGTTCTTGTTTTGGGTCTATTAAAAGAGGGGTTGCAGAAAGACCATGGCACCAGCACTATCCAGATGTCCCGCCATCAAATATACCATATAAAGAAGTAGGAGACATACAATACAGCACGACATTTCAATACAATCAAGTGGAGGGGCACTATAACCCATATGTTAAAGACAAAGCCTTAGCCCCTGATACTTTGTCAAATGTGCGTAGCATGGAAGAGCTTCACAAACTTCCCTTAACACAACGATCTTACATGATGTCTTACCTTGAGAACCCGAATCCTCCTACGCCAGTCGAGGTCGCAACTATGGGAGCTAAATATGAGAGGCTGCACACAGTTTTTCCTAAACCAGAGAGTAAGAAAGAGAATGCCCGTAATGTATATGTCAACAACTATGCAGGCAGAGTATTTGTTTCAGAATTGGATAACAACATCGCAGCATATTTGGAGGATAAACCTGGCAATTTTATAGGGATCGGCAACACTCAATCTTTTAACAAATTTGTCGAGATGGGTGGCACTGAGCTTGAAAAAGCAGAAAATACTTATGTGTACGTTTCATTTGATTTGGCTGGTTTTTCCCCACAGCAAAGCCCAAAGTTGCGCCAAATACAGCTAGAAAAATGGGCGGAGGCATTTGGGAGACCTTATTTGTTGGAGATTGATAAGCAGTTTAGCGATAGCTCAGTGCATTACATCTACCATGGCATTCATCAACAGTACGAATTACGTGGAAATGATCTAGAAGGATACCTAGGTCGTTTGAACACAGACCTTCACATTGA